CATGCCCAATATGATTATCAAATGAAACGGCAAGAGCATCAGAAAGAATAGATGGTATAGCATCTTTCGTTTGGTGCTTATCGTTTCCGTCAATGATTCTGATTGCCGAGAGAACTCCATTATAAACTGCCCTATCTTTACAAAACTTTTCAGTATGTTCTAACATCCAGTCTTCATTGACTGGTTCCTGACTCAATGTGCCGATAAAGTCGCCAAGTTCAGACAACTCTTTATCGTTGAGATCTTTCCTATTACTAATTTCAATCTGTAGGATTTCTTTGGATGCTGGCTTGTTATACTTCGTAAAGAAAGAAACAATCTCGTCTGCCAAGATTACTTCTTTGCGCTCTGCAAAATATTCTTTCTTGATAAATGGAATTACTTTACGACAATACTTCTCATCAAATATCAGATTGCTCAGAATCTTTTGTTCTATTCGCATCAATTTCTGTTCCGCCTGTATATGTTAAATTATTTTCTTCCACACCTTGATGCAGCAATTCTTGTAGTATATCACCTATGTATGCTTCAAAAGGTTTGAAGTCTGTCATACCTTTATCAGCATTCTCAAGTATCTCATACTCAAACTTTAAATGCAAGGAGTCATTCTTTTCATCTGGATCGAATGACACCTTTCCATATGTATAGATTATACCCTCAAACGCACCTTCAGTCAACTTAATTGCTTGAAGTCCACTGTGTTTGTGTTCAAGAACTTGGTATCTAAAATTACTCATCGAACTCTAACTCTTCCAATGCTTTGTCTAAGTCATCTTCTTGCATCATCTGTCCACCTTGACCGATTGAATACTTACTCTTTACAAAATCATAGAATGATTTGCTTGTAAGAATTGATAACCAGAAGTCTTTGTTATCAGTTTCTTTGATACGATATTTCTTGGCTTCTACTTCACCAGTCTCTGGATCGCACTTGGAATACCATCCGTTACTTGGTTTGACCACATGCTTGGATTCAAGAGCAAGGTCAAGTAGACCAGACCACTTACTGAGCCCACCATCAAAAGATACAGAAACAGGAATTTTAGATTTCTCTTTAACATAACGACTCTTCTCTACATTGATAATAAAATTGTAACCTACAATCTCAGTGCCTTCTTTTTCTTGCTGACGACCAAGAATGTATACATTATCTGCTGAATACATTGCACCAGTACCACCACCAACGATTGCTTTCGGGAACATTCCGATCTCCATATATGTATGGTTCACTACAACGAGTGGAATATCTTTCAAGTTCAAGTGTGGAGTTACCATACGGAACAATGACTTCATCTGTTTTGCTCTTGACATATCTGCAACAGACTTACCTTCCATGGCATCTTCAACTTCTTTCTTAGAAGCCAGATTACCAATGGAGTCAATGACAATAATCAAATGATCACCACGCTCTACATTGGACAACTGTTGCATAATATCGAACTTCAATTGTTCCACATCAGTGAGTGGAGTATGAACAACTCGCTTTGTATCAATACCGAATGTATCGAAGTAAGACTGCGGAGTACCGAACTCTGAATCATAGAACAACAACGCTGCATCTTCATACTTGTCCATGTAGGACTTAGCCATTAGCAATGAGAATGCTGTCTTGAAGTGTTTGCTTGGACCAGCCCACATTGTAATTCCTGGAGTAAGTCCACCATCAAGACGACCAGACAAAGCCACATTGATGATTGGAACAGAAGTAGGAATCATATCCTTCTTCTTAAAGAACTTTGATTCTGATAGAATCGCAGAGTCTTTGATGGTACTATTCTTTTTAATCTTATCTAAAATGCTCATATTAACCTTTCAGGAATTCTAACAGTTTTTCTTCGGTGACCATACCCACTTGTCGTCTGATTTCTTTTCCAGTGTCATCAACTAAAACCATAGTTGGAACAGATCGAACTTTGTGTTCTTGAGCCATCTTCATCTCATTATCAATATCATATTCTTCAATTGGAATATCAATCTTATCTTTTGCGCCATTGATGACCATTGAGAGTCCTTTGCATGGACCACACCAATCGGCATAAAATTTTAACAGCTTCATTTATATCTCCTATTATACAGTAACTTTTGTTGCAAGGCAACTATGGATTGTTCTTGGAATGTGGAACATCAAACACAAATGTAATGCGAACTACATCACCAACATTCTTAGTTCCATGTAGTAGTTTATTGTTGAACCAAATCAAATCACCAGCATCAATCTTTACAGATTCTCCACCAACAGTGTAAACATATGAACCTTGTATTGCAAGATGGTATCTGTCTCTTGTAAGATAATAATCTCCGATGTCGATATGTTGCCCAACTTCTCCACCAACTGGCAACGAAAGGAATCCGCATCTATCAAATTTCTTAAAGTTTCTTTTTAAGAATCCTACAATCTCTGTGTGTCTGCTATACGCTGGTGTTTCTACGGATGATTGACTATCACCCACATATTGATTTAGGTCTTTTACAGTACCAATTTTTAATTGAAGAACCCCTGCTGCAACTGCAGGGAATCCATACTCATTAACTAAATCGTGCACACCTTCAATATCTTTCTGAGCACCCCAGTCCTCTGGGAATTGCTGCAGTTGTTTCAGTATCTTAGAAACATTGATACCTTTTTTAATAACTCTAATGTTAGCCAAAGAAATCCTCCAATGAACTTTCTTCTTGAGTCTTCCAACCTAGTGGTTCAATAACAATCTGTAATGCATCGAGGAATACCTTCTCAAACATCTTGTCATAATCTATGTATGATTCTAATTTAAACTCTTTTGGCAGAACCTGTGGGAATGCAATCACATCTTCCTGCAGAGGATTCGGAGTGCGCACATACACAAACTTAATCTTATCACCATCACGGATTGGTTGATACTTCTTGTCAATACCGAATCGCTTGCAGTGGTGATTGAACAACAATGCACCACGAACATGAATTGGTGTACCCTTTGTATAAATTGGAGAGCCAGTGTACTGCTTCAATCCATTTATACCTCTCGGGAAAGCAATCTCTTGAATCGGTAATTTGTCAAACTCTTTTCTAAACTCCATAACATATGTATGTAGATCTTTTTCACCCCCAGCGAGGATAACTTGAAGTGAATCACGCAACTTTGTACGAATAACCGCAGGTGTAGACGACTTGACCATCTCCAGACCCATAACTTTGATCTTAGGTTTCGCAAACTGAACTCCTTCTGAGTTGTGAACATTAATGATATATCTTTTCTTGGCAGTCCAGATGGCTTTGTCCGCAAGAACTTCTCGCTTCATGACCATCTTCTGACTGTATGCATTCATGTAATCTGATAGTTCGGTGTAACCTTGATCAATGAATGGTTGAAATACTTCTTCGCAAATCTTATCCATGTACTTGATCTTCTGCTCAGTGTTCTTACCTTCGCAAACTTTCTCGATGAGATGTTCAAGTGTAAGATAGATTGAGTCAGTGTCAATGGCAATGACAAAGTCTTTACCTTCTGTCTTGAGAGTTTTGTTGAGGAATGCATTCAACTTGTTTGCCATCCAACGAATGGATAGTTGACCAGAAGTCGTAATACCCTCTGCCATTCTAATATCAAAGTAACGGAAGTACTGATTGCCCATCGCACCATAAGCAGAGTTAAGAGCAATCTTCATAGCCATCTGCAGGTTGTTAAGACGAGAGATATCTTTTAGCAGGTGAACCTTTGTCTTATCGTTTTGGTATTCCTGTTCAATCTTTAACATCTGTTTCTTAAACTTGGAACGATTGATATACATCTCTTCCATCAACTCAGGCATGAACCCTTTGATGTCTTTGCGATATGTCCAACCATTTGCAGTCATGGCAAGGTCTCTTCGTTTAAGATAGTCAGTATCAATCTCTTTGTTGAGTAACTTGTCAACAGTGACTGACAACTTCTCGCTCGTTAGAGTTTCTGGACTGATGTTGTATTGCATGATCAAGTGAGGATACAAACTGTTCAAGTCAAAGGAAACAACCCACTTGTGCATACCAATCATTGGATCTTTTACATAAGCACCTTCGAACTGGGAATCTTTTCCAGAGTAAGTCTTAGCTGGAATGACAATACCTTTCTTACGAAGGTGATTGTAGATGATAGTGTCCCACATACGAACCTGAGAGTAAACATCTTCAGGATTAATCTTAGCATTGTATGCCATGGTTAGGTGCAACTCAAGCAGACGCATCTTGTCTTCGAGTTTATCAACTAACTCCACATCGTGAATGTTATATTCAACAAACTTATCCCAATAGTTTGTATAGAAATCTTTAAAGTCTGTTCCTGGATTCTCTTTCTTCTTATCACCAAGTTCTTCTTGTGCGATATAATCCAGACGATAAGACTCCTGCTTTGTATATGTATATTTTTTATAAAGTTCGAGATAGTCTAGTTGAGAAATACCTAGAATGTCATAGTGAAGTTCTTCGTTGCCTTTAATAAATGTCTTGCGTTCATTG